TGCCAGATTACGAATGAACTCATTTCTTTTCTGGTTCATAACTATATATTCTATTTCTGTTTGATAGTCCCATCCTTTTGCAATCTTACGAACTGATTCTGGATACTCTAATATCAAACATTTGATTTTAAAATCTGCAAGCTGTTTATCTTCAATTAGTTTTGCAGTGGTAGTTGACTGATGTAGAGGACCAAACAATCCTTCAAGTACCAATCTATGTGTCTGTGTTCCGTCAATCGTACCAGTACAACCAATACGATACTCTGCATTGACTAGACCAGACATAATGGTAGTCAATGACTTTGATTTGAATTGATGTGCCTCATCTCCAAATACAAAATCAAACTGTTCAAAGTATTCAGGTGGATTCTTGTAGATAGATTGCCAAGTAGTAATAGTCAGAAACTTATCTGTATGCTTGTCTTTTCCTGAATACTGTCTATGGGTGTTGTTTGCGGCATCGTAACCATAAGATTCAAAATCAGAATACATTTGCTCAACAAGAGAAGTTGTAGGAACAATTAACAATCCTTTCTTGTAACCTTTATATTGCAGATATCTTAGAATCAAATACTGAATCAATGACTTACCTGATCCAGTAGGTGATAATAACAACATTCGTTTGTTTCTTATGGCAGTAAGAAAAGCTTTGTATTGATAATCTCTTATGCCTTCTGTTATAATATCTTTGTTAAGATCAAGTTGTTCTAAGAATTCATTTGCTTCAACGGCAGAAAAATTAACTGATGAGTTTACATCAGGTAGAATTTCTAACTCATAATCTCTTTCTTCACAAAACTTTTCAATGTATGGAATTAATCCATGATAGATCGTGAAAGTTCTAAGATCAGCCAGTCTTATCTTGCCATCCCAAAGTTTATTCTTAAACGCAGGCATGAACTGATAACCTGGAACGTAGAAGGTAAAGTAGTCAGCAAGTTCTTGTGCCGTACTACGTTCACATTCAAATGATATGTACGCTTCGTTTAGTTTGCGTAAAGTTAAATCTGCCATTATCCACCATTAACAAATCTCTCCCACGCAATAAAGTCACGTAATTGATATGTTCGAGAATTAAGTTCTTTTATAATTGAAATACAAACATCAATGATTTCATCATGCACAAGCTTCTTTGCTTTGTACTTGTTGATATCTTCATCTGCTTCTAAGTATGTAGCGATATCAGATTTGAGTGCAAATGGAAACGGATCCCATCCATACTTTTTCAAATCATCATCGTCTAGTTTACCAGTATAGTATTCCCATTTCAGTTTCTTCCAACGATTAAGTTGAAACTCAGCATCTCTAGCCATCATACGATGATTAGATAAAATGGTAACGTATTTGCTGTGTAGTTTAGGAATGTTTAGAAGTTCTTTACCAGGTTCAGTACGATCAATCTCAGCGTCTTTACGCCACATTTCCAATAGTTCTTCAAGTTGTTTCATAAAGTAGTCTCCTTTAAGGAGAGTATATACTAATTAATAAAGGAATTCAAGCTGAAAATAAGAATATCTAAACGTTACATCGGCAGTAATAATATTATCTGGAGTGTCGGTAGACGAGAAAATAATTGACGACAATGATATAGGAAAACTATCAATGAATCTTAACTTATAGTGGGGTTTGTTTGACGATGAAAGTACCGTTAAAATACCTTCGGCAAATTGTGGAAAATTAGGATTAACAAACGGTGACAATTCTTTTAGTCCTGCATACTCAGCATAGTCTGTAGGGAATGTAATGCCACGCATCCAATCATGAATCTCTTTCCATGAAGTAAGATTCTCATCAACTAAAAATGTTACATTAAACGGTTCATATATTAACTTCTCACCGGGAGAATATAAGTCAACGTATGGAGTGTTGCGAGGAATTTCTGCAAGAGATATTCCTGGCATAGTTACTGACTGACAGAAGTATTGTGTGTTTGAGACACGGGGAAATGTAAGTATAAACTTATTACCGTGTTGTAAACTTGGATTAATTGCCATTTGTTTTAATGAATTGTTTTAGATCGACTAACGATTCTTGTTCTATCATCTTTATGATACGTGAAGTCAAATCTATTTCTTGTTGAATATATGCCATCTTCAACTTCAGTTCTTGAAGTTGATCTGTATAAAACTGTAGTTCTTTTAATTTACGGTTGCGTATATCAAGCAATTCCGTAATCATTATTATCTCTGACATATCACTATTTATGTACATAAAAAAAGAGGGATCCGAAGATCCCTCTAAAGAACATCATATTGTTATTATTATAAACTACTAAAATTACATTAGATTTGCGATCTTGAATGCACGATAGTAGAAGTTTGACTGACGATTCAGACCACCTGAACCTTGTGTAGTACCTTCTGCGAATGGGTTTGCAACCATGCCGTAACGAGTCTTGAAACCAATCTTTGGCTGGAAGCTACCTGTATCAACAGCACGAACCATTTGTAGAGGAACGTATGGGCAGTAGAAGATACCTGCGTCATAAGCGTTTGAACCCTTGTAACCAACCAGTGCAAACTCAGATGTTGAGCCTGTTGGGAAGTATGGATCGATGTAAACTTTGATACGACCGAACAATGTACCAGCAAATGTGTTACCAGTATCGTCAACTGTTAGGTTAACTTGGCTGTTTAATGCTGATTGATAGTCCAGGATACCAGCCATTGCAAGAGCAGAAGCAACATCTGATGAACAGATCATCATGTTACCTTTACCACGACGAGTTGTCTTTGCAATTGTGTTAGCTTCACGTTCGATTTGGAATGCCAAACCTTTGATCTTTTCAACCATCCAACGACCGTTTGAATCGGTGTCTAGATTGAAAGTACCTTTTGTTGTTGTACCAACTTGAGCACCTGTCTTAGCAACAGAGTAAATTGTACGAACAACTTCACGGTTAATCTCAGCAAGAATTTCTGATGACAGAATGTTTGCAAGTTCTGTCTCTGCATCTAGACCATGAACTGCTTTCAGGTCTTGTGCCAATTCCATTGAGTATTCTGCTTTCAGAGCACGTGTCTTAGCAGTTACAGTTACTTTCTCGATTGAGAAAGCCATTTCTTCAAATGCTGGTGAACCTGATGTACCAAGTGCTTCAGCATCTGCTGTTGCCATTGGAGGACCTGCAACGATTGTGTTAGCAAATACGTTATCAGATGCTGATGTATCTGATTGTAGATCGTATGTTGTTGCTACTGAAGATTCTGCACCTGCGTGACGAGTATTAGCCTCGTTGTAGAATGCTTCTGTACCTGATTGATCTTTGTAACGTGTACGCATTGCGAAGATTAGACCTGTTGGTCCAGTCATTGGCTGAACGCCGCAAACGTCATAAGCGATCAAGTTAGGTAATGAACGACGAACTAAAGAAATGATGATTGGGTCGAAACCAGCAACTGGGCCTGTTGCAGTTGCACCACCACTAAAACCGCCTGTACCAGCAGAGTTAGTTGGAGCTGCTTCTGTCATGAAGCCAGTCTTTCTCATTTCTTCAACTTGGTTTTCCAATACAACCGCTGTAACAGCTTTACGGTATGGATCGGCAATAGCAGGTAGTTCTGGGTGATTCAGAACTTCATCCCACTTAGATTGTAGTTGTTCAGACAAATACATGTAAGTCTCCTTGTTTTTTGTTTAATTAAATTCTTGTTTTAGAAATTGCACTTGATACTGCGGCAACGTATGGATCTACCACTTTCTTGTCGCCTGTTTCAGCATCTTCAATTTTTTCGTGCAGTTGTTCAACGGATGCTTTCTTTACACCTGTTGGGAAATAGTTTTCACGGATAGTATCAAGTTTTTCTTTGTACTCTTCCTCTGTGGAAAACTCAACACTCTCTGCGAGTGATTTGATTTTTTCAACTTGAGTATCTGTTAAACCTTCGCAAACTGAACGAACGATTTCTTGTTTAGTTGATTCTACTAAAGCTTTTCTTAACTCGATACCGTGTTCGATTTCTTCGTTAAGTTTATCTTCTAGTTCTTCAACTTTAGTTGCTAATTCATCTACTAGATCAACTTTTTCTTCTGGAACATCGATGTAATGTTCTGCAAATAGATTACGTAGACCTGCGATGAAATCTTCGGTAATTTCTGAACGTAGTCCAGATTCGATAGCAATTTCATTATCTGCCATCCACTGTTCAACAACGTACTCTAGGTAGTCGTTTACTTTGTTTGTTAGGTCAGACTTAATTTCTTCAACTGCTTCTTCGAACATTGAAGCATACTTAACTTCAACTTCTTCTTCGATTTGTGCAACACGATCCATGATACGTGCTTCAAAGATAGTAGCAGCTTTTGATTTGAATTCTTCTGAAAGAGCATCATCGTCGGAGAACATTAGGTTAACGTCCTCTTTCATTTTGTCTTTCCACATTTTCTTTTCGTCTAGAAGGTTATCAACTTCTTCTTCGCCTTCAATAACTTCATCCTCTAGTTCCTCATCTTCATGCATAGTTTTTTTACCGCCCTGTGGATGGTTCTGTGTATCTGAAGATGCAGCAGATGGTTTAGTTGTAGGCGCAGTCGCACTCTTAGCAGCCTTTGTTGTATCGATCTTATTAGAATCGTCCATTGGCTTACTATTCTGAGGTGTTGGACCACCTAGATCAACTTCTTCACCTGGAAGTTTAGCTGGAGGCATAGCTGATGCAGACTTCTTGCTTGATGCAAGAATATCAGCTGCTGCTTCTAGTAATTTGTTCTTGGTTGTCATTTAGGGTTCTCCTTTTATGATTTGAATATTTATAAATTTAAAGTTTTCTGATAAAGTTTTCAAATAGTTTCAGGGCAACTGACTCTAATTGTTGTTTAGATGCCTGTCTGATTTGTCTTTTTGCGTTGTCGATATCCATTTCAACATAACGACCTTCTACAAATAACCATTCCTTGTTCTCCATGATGCCATTAACAAAGGCACCTGGTGCTGAAGGATCGGCAACAATATCGGCAGCCGTTGCCAGTCTCAGATCATCTTGAACCAAATTGTATCCTTCTTTGGTCATCGTAACTGAACCCATGGCTCTTGAAGAAACTCCAAGATTGACTCCACTATCAATAAAGTTCTTAACAATATTACCGTAAGGTGTGTCTAAGATAAGTGCTTTACCATAGAATGTATTACCATCTTCTTTCAGACTTACGATCTTGTGTGATACTCTTTCCAGATTAAGAGTAGGAGTGTCTGGATGACCCAGTTCTCCTAATGCACGATTTGTTTTGATGAATTCTTCTGTGTAACGATCAACCTCATTACGCAGAGTATCCATTTTATACATACGATTGTTTTTGTTTACAGTATCACCAACCAGAAATGTACCTTCGATGTACAGATTCTTTTTTCCGTTCTCGGTTTTTTCTGTTAGATACTTAACGTCATCAAACATTTCGGTAATTAGTTTCATTATAGTGATACTCCTGTTGTTGGATCAACATTATATGTTGCTTGTTTTGATAGTTCCATAACAATAGTACCACCAGTAGCAATTGTAATTACAATACTTTGTGTACTGTTATTTGATACTGAATGACCGTAGTCATCAAAACGCATTTCACCTGCGTTGTGAACTGTAGCAATTTCTACACTATTACGAACAATAGAAATATTACCATTAGTAGACCACATCATTCTACGAATGTCAGCATTGGTAACTGTTTCTGTTGTCGGATCTTTTCTTAGATCGTTAAGTGCGACAGTGTAAGCACCTGGTCCGGTAGCTCTAACTATTGAAGCACCTCTTAACGAGTTAGTAATTTCTAATGGCATGTTATCTTATCCCCATTGATTTGCGGCGGCGCATCGACATTTTTCTTTTTAATAATGTTCGTCTTAGTTTTGCACGACCTTTTGTTTTCCAATATCTTTTCATCATTCTGGTTTTATGAATTCTGACAGACGTTGGTATTCTTTTTACTGTACCACTTCCAGATATTCTATAACCTTTAATTGCAGAACGTTTAACGTTCTTTTGAACGATGATTCTACCTTTTTTATTACGACGAATACGACGACGAATCTTTTGAATTCTGCCAGACTTTACTATGTTAAGAGACTTAGCCTCATCCAATTCTTCTAGTTCATAATCAAAAGATTCTTTTGCAAGTTTCTTTTTCTGTTCATCTAACTTACGATCAAGTATGGCAAACAACTGCTCATACATCAGTTCTTTTGCTTTGTTTCCGTCACCATTAATAATAGCTTCTATGATGTTCATTCTATTCTTAATGAGTATTCGTGGAACTTATCAAACATAACTGGATCGTTAATTCTTTGTTCCATTTTAATTCTATTTTCTTCACTTAAACTATTGTAAAGTTTTAATATACCTTGTGCAGTTTCTGGTTCAACTAAACGAGAATCTGTTTGAAAATAAATTTCTTCTGCTTCGTTTAACTGTGCAATATGTTTTAGTGATTCCATTATAGACATCTCTGTTGACTCTGCTTGTAACGGCGAATCAACATTTGGTCCATAAGGTATACTAAAATGTTTATCTAATAAACGGTTATAGTATAAAGCAACTTTAGTTCCGTCTGGATAATTACGTATTGCTTCTCTTTTTAAAACCAATACAAAAGGAGGTTCCTTTAAATTTAATCTCAAAGGTTCCTCTGTTATTTGATCTTTAGTATCACCAACAGTTATTTTATGTGCTTTATATTTTCTACCTAGTTTATCAACTTTAAAATCGGCAGTATCTAAAACACCTTCATTTAAACTTTCCTTTACCGCACGACGAGCTTGCGTATAAATTTGTTTATTGTTAGAGATTAAATCTGCCATCTTATTAAAAAGATTGCGGATAATTTCACGGTCAGCACTATTAAACACAGCATGTTCTTCACCCATCTTATCCAAGATTTTGTGAATACGTTGTAACTGTGCTTTGTTTGCCAATCCAGCACGAACTAGAGAATCAAACTTTGAATAGTTTTTTTTCTCTTCCTCTGTTCCAGATTTAAACTCTAACAAGGATTTCATTCTGTTTCGTTTTCAACTTCTGCAACCGCAGATTCTAAATCATCTTCTGATACTTCTGGTTCTTCTGTAGTACCAAAAATAGAACCTGCAATTTGTTGTTTACGTGCATCCAATGCATCAAAAGATTTTTGTGACAGAATTTTATCCAGTTCTTCTTTTGCTGCGATGTTGTCGCCTAATGCAACTAAGTCAACAAAATTTCTTACATTTTCCATAATATTCTCCTTATTTATTTTGTGGCATATTTATCTACATCCGCATCAAGTTGCGGCGTAGGTGATTCCATACCACTAGTATCTTGTGCATTATCTTGAGGTGGCATCTCTGGAGGTGGTGCCAACATAGGACCTTGTTGTTCTTGTTCCATTTGTTCAGCCATCATTTCTATTTCATCTTCTGTTTGACGAAGAATATTCTTCTTCACCCAATCAACAGAATAATATTTGCCAACAAATGGATCAACTGTAATTGCCAGATTCAAACGTTCACGCAATACTTCTGCATCACGCATTTCAATATAGTCGTTGTCACGTTTGAAGTCGTAGGTAATTTCTTCTTTGATCTGTTCCCATTCTTCTTGTGTACATATACCTTTTAATACAAGTTGAATTCTCAAAGCATCGTCAAATATCTGACAGAATTTGTTACGTAGTCTTGCAACAAACTTTGAAAATTTAACTTCATCTCTGGTAACTTCTGATACACGACCAAGTCCTATCATACCACCTTGTTGTGGTTCTAAGCGTGAATAAGGAACATTAAGCGATTGAAGTAATTTCTTTTGGAAATACTTTACGTCCTCTAATTCCCCAAGATTTTGTCCGGCTGGCAGAGTAGTAATCTCTGTTCCCTTCCCGCCCTCGCGGCGTGGTAGCCAGAAGTCTTCCAACATTGATAAATGCTTACGATCATCACGTAGTTCACCAGTGTTAGCATCATAAACCATTTTGTTACGATACTTAATCATAACGTCACGTAGATATTGTTCTGCCTTACCTTTAGGTAAGTTACCTACGTCAATGTAGAATACTCGACGTTCTGGTGCTCGTGAAATACGATAGATAACAATCGCATCTTCAACCATTCTAAGTTGATTAAGAGGCTTGATTGCTTTGTGTAGATAAGAAATTACAAAGGTATTTTTTGCGTCTGTCAATCCTGAATTGACATTGATAATCGATTCTGGTGCAATACGAACACCTGCATTTACTTGTGCAGTATAAGTTTGTGTTGTAGTACCACGATCATTGTACACATAATATTCGGCAATAGATTTGATAATCATTGCGCCAGTTTTTGGATCACGTTGTTTTGCAACTTCACGTACTTTACGAATCTTACGTGGATCAATGTAACGTAGTTCTTTTACACCTTCTTTAGGATTCTTTTCATCGACAACAACGTGATAATATATTCTACCATCAATATACCAACGTTTGAATAGGTCATCAGCCAAATTATTGAAGTTCAACATGGAAAGAATCATTTTAAATTCTTCACGGATCTTCTTCTTGATTGACTCTGGTTGTTGTACATTATCAGTGATTACATCAACAACTTGTCCATCAATACTATGTGATATGGCTTCATTGACAATCTCATCAATTGCCATTTCACATTCTGGATGATTGGACATTTCACGATAACGTGTGATAAGCTCCAACTCATTACGTACTGCGCCTTCTAAATCGACGTATGTGCCGTAATAAGCATTGGAAGTAATAGTGACTGCGCCATCATCGAGCGCAGCAGTAGGTAGGGTAAACGTCGGTTGCTCAGGCTTTTGATCCTGAACAATGTCTGGTTTCCCTAATGTGAATCCGAATAATTTAATAGCTATTTTAGGTGCCTCTCATTCTATAAAAATGGAATAGGGGTTGCCCCCTATTCCTCATTAAACAACACCATCCTCAACTGATTCCCACCATTGATATGATAGAGTAACTGTAAATTCTTCTATCGCATCGTTGGAACCCCAATCAACATCGATTGGAGAAACATCAGTTGGGAAACAACCTACAAATCGATACTTTTTAAGTTCATTACCTTTTTTGCCGAACTGTGTAACGTTCGCATCAACTGCATATGAACCTAACAGCAACGCTGCAGGATTTCGAATGTTTGTAGCGTGACTATTAATATTATTCATCCAACGCTCAAATGCGTTACGAACAACAAAATCTTCATCATTAATAATCGTAATTGTCCAATCCGTAAATGTTCTATTACCAGCAAACTTCAGTTCACGACCGAAGTATTGAACTGGCACAACACCAATCTGTGATCCTGGTAGTTGTGCAGTCTTACACATAAATGTTAATTTATTCTGTGCATTTGCTGGATTAGAAAAAATTGGAAAAGGCATAGTAACTTCAAATAGATTCGGGCGAGCGCCGTCACCTTGCATTTGAGAGCGGAATTCATTTACTGAAAATGCCATTTAATATCTCCTGTTTATACTTTATTTATTAGACTCTTCCAACAATTTCTTCAAAGCTTACAC